TTCAGAGGCGGTACTGCAAAATGAGGCTGTTTGCTGGCTTAATCACAAGATGGGTCAGATGGGATTAAAAGGCCATCAAATACTGTCAATTCACGATGAATTGACTGCGGAGTTCCCTTTAGAGGAACAGGAAATCGGTATGAAACTTATGACAGATATGTATGGCGAGGCGTCAAAGCGAATTGGCTTGGATGTGTTGGTAACGGGCACGGCTCAAGCTGGCCCAGACTGGTATTCGATTCACTAATAAGGGGGAATATATGGCTAAATTAGTAGCAGGCGTAGGTATTAATGATGCAAATTACGATGTGACTTTGAATGAAAATGTTGATGGAAAACGGAAGGTTGTGTGGGTGTGCCCGTTTTACAATAAGTGGCAGAGCATGTTGGTACGCTGTTATTCTGGCAAGTACCACGAGAAGCAACCTACTTATATAGGCTGTTCTGTTTGTGAAGAGTGGCATACGTTCTCGAACTTCCGAGCATGGATGGAACAACATGATTGGGAGAACAAACACCTAGATAAAGACTTATTGAAGGTTGGCAATAAAGAATACAACCCTGACAACTGTGTATTTGTTCCACAAATAGTAAACACTTTTTTAACTGACAGTGCCAATAGTCGAGGAGAATATCCGATTGGAGTTCATTTTGATAAACTGGCGAAGAAGTTTAGGACTCGGTGCTGCAACCCATTTACTGGGAAACAAGAGCACCTTGGTGTGTACGAATGCCCTAGCCAAGCTCACCTTGCTTGGAAAAGACGTAAGCACGAATTAGCTTGCCAACTAGCTGATTCAGAACACGTAACCGATGAACGTGTTGCGCAAGCATTACGTACAAGGTATCTATAATAAGCTGCATTTGAACAAAAAACTATTGACACAGGAAGCTAACAAAGGTAATCTACACCGATATTGTCCAAACCATCTGACAGGAGATCCCAGATGCAACCAATAATCGAATGTGTGTACGACATCTATCGTACCTACCTAGATCAATCTAGCAAAGAATTCGAGACGACATACCTGCGCACATGCTCCACCAGAGAACAGGCTGAACAATTCATCCAGACATTGTTCGAGATTCATGCACAAGATCATACGTCAGAGTATGAAATCAAGGAAGTGTGGCGTAAATACTTTACACCAGCGTAAATACTTTACACCAGCGTAAATACTTTACACCAGCGTAAATATATCCACGAATTATGTTGACACAACAATCTGATCCATGTAATCTACACCAACACTAACCGAGAAGGAGATGCAAAATGAACATGACTACATTCACTGACAAACAACTGGCTGTAATGGCTGAAGAAAGTAGTCCTCGTGGACTGTCTGCACGAAAGGAGATTGAACGGCGATCTAAGCAGCAGAAGGGTGTACCTCAGGCACATGTGCAGGAAGATGCTGAACAAGAAAAACCCAAGCGCAACACCCGCCGCAAACGTAACAATAAGCAGGAGGAAACTGAATGAGCAAATTTCTAAAAGAACTACCGAACGATAACGAATCACGCAAGAACATTCTGTCGCAAGTTGATACGATTGTGGATGCTATGCTTCAGATTGATTCAGCTAAGGATCTGATCAAAGACAGCAAGACGTATGTTCAGGACAAATATGGTGTTGATGGAGGGTATGTGAACAACATTGCTCAGATCAAGTATGACATCGAGTATAATGAGCGGAAAAAAGCTGAGAAGATTGAAGCAGACAAAGAGCTGCTAGATCTTGTAGAGAGTCTTTAAGAACGTATTGACATGAACACCAGTCTGATGTAATCTCAGGCAGGCTCATTTAGACAAATTATTCCGGAGGAAATATATTATGGCGATTACTAAAACCGCAGCTAAACTGGTCAAAGATGGCAAGTTCTCATTCCTGTACCTGAAGAATGTACCTGTGTACTTCGTATCAGTACATGAGCCAAAGAAGAAGTATTCCGAGCCACTACCAGATGCTAAGAATCAGTCTAAGCGCGAATACCAACTGACCGCATTTGTTGATTCAGATACCCGTGAATACCTTGAGGACACTGTTCTGATCAATAAACAGGTGATGGCTGTTGGGCGAGACAAGACGAAAAAGCGCAAAATTAAGTACCCCCTGTCATCTCAACTGAAAGAAGACGAGAAGGTGAGTTACGATGATGTTGATGGAATGCACGGCATTAGCCTCACTCTGAACGAGTTAACAAACCAAGGTAAACCAGCCAAACTGATCGTTGTTGGTAAAGATGGTAAACCGTTCGAAGAGAACATCGGGAATGGTTCTATCTGCAATATCAAGTGTTTCGGCTATACCAACCGAGATGACCAACTGGTTGTTAGCCTGAACCTTGTTCAAGTGGTTGAGCATGTACCATACGAAGGCGGTTCTGGTGGTCAGATTGTAGACAACGAGCTGGGTATTTCTTATGAGATCCCACAAGCTAAGGAGTCTAAGCCGGACACTGGGTTCGATTTCGATGATGATGTACCATTTGAAGTGGACTCTGATGACGATCTGTACTGATAACTAACACGAACCAAAGCCCTGCTGGAGTGATCTGGCGGGGCTTCCTTGTCTAAGGAGGTGAGGGGATGGGAAGGGAATGTAGTAAGGTGTATGGTGTCGGTATTAATGACGCCGGTTATAAAGTGTCTCTGTATGAGCGGATAGATGGGAAACAGACAATCGTTTGGCGATGTCCATATTATGCTAGATGGTGTCATATGTTAAAACGTTGTTATTCTAAAGAGTATCATGAACATTATCCAACATACTCAGGTTGTTCAGTTTGTGAAGACTGGTTGACGTTTAGTAATTTTAAGCTGTGGATGGAGCAACAGGATTGGGAGAACAAACAACTAGATAAAGATTTATTAATCAGTGGTAATAAAGAATACGGGCCAGAAACTTGCGTATTCGTTACATCCGTTGTGAACACCTTTACTCTAGATAGATGCAACAGTCGTGGAGCCTATCCGCTCGGAGTTCGTTTTCATAATGTGGCAAAGAAGTTTGAGGCTCAGTGCAGAAACCCGTTCACGGGCAAACGAGAATACCTCGGACTATTCGACTGCCCAGACCAAGCACATCTAGCTTGGAAGAAACGCAAGCACGAATTAGCTTGCCAGTTAGTCGAATCAGCATATGTAACTGATGAACGTGTTGCTCAGGCATTACGTACACGTTACTTATAAGGAGGCGTATATGAAAACAGAGTATCAGGAGTGTCCATCTGAAGAGCAGATGCGAGACAAGACATACAAGTATTGTGTGGTTGATGCTGACATTATTGCATACCGGTCAGCAGCAGCAGTTGAGAACACGATCTATGAACTATACGATCAAGACGATGATCTGATCCAAGAGTTTGATTCAGCAGTGTCTTGCAAGATTCACCAAGAAGAGGCCAGAGAGTTCTTCAACATAGACACTTCTGGTTGGGTGCGTAAGAGTCGGAAAGTATATGGCGAATTAGACGATGCTAAAAAGGTGTGCGATAACTTCTGCAAGTTCATCGAGAAGAACGTCAAAGCTGGTAAATACATTTACTACTTGAGCGGGGATAAGAATTTCCGCAAAGATGTTGCCAGTGTTGTTGAGTATAAACATGCACGCAAGAATAACGCAAAGCCCATTCACCTGAAAGCAATCAGGCAGCATTTGATTGACAAATATGGTGCAAGGGTGACACCAGACTGCGAATGTGATGATGCTATCGCATGTGCTCTGTACCAGAGTTATGAGAGATGTGGTGTGGATACGGATGTTTGTCTTGCAAGTATCGATAAAGACCTTTTCGGGGTAGCCGGGTGCACCTATCAATTTATTAAAGACGAATTCAAGTGTACGACTGAGCTTGAGGCAAACATCTGGACGGGGGTTCAGGCGCTAATGGGCGACCCTACAGACTCAATACCCGGCTTGCCCAACATGCCGCAAGAGATTCGTAAGAAATATGATCTGGGTAACTATAAAGGTGTCGGGGAAAAGACGGCTCGAAAGTATCTGGAGGGTTGCAAATCTCTACAAGAGATATATACTAGGGTTTTAGAAGCTTACAAAGGGCATTACGGTGACACACATACATACAAGGACTGGCTGGGCAACACTGTCACAAGGACGTATGTCGAATTGGCCGATGAGCAGTTGAGCCTCGTTTATATGATGCGTAAGAAAAATGAGATATGGCCTGATTATAAGAAGCGAATCGGACTGAAAACATTGGAGGATACAAACGAATGAACACACTTTTCCTACCCTATCTACTAACAATATCCACACTTTCCAGCACCATAATCGTGTCCAATTACATTTACAAGATGTCTGTCTGGTATTACGGAGGAAACGTATGAAATACATTGACTTGACTAAAGAGCAGCGAGAGCATTTTGACGGGTTGATTAAGTGCTATGGTGAACCGCCTACAAAGGCAACACACTTTGACATCATGGATTGTTACTCTAGTAGCTGGAGCAGGATTCACGCAGGCGTCTGGCAGTATTGGTGTAGACAAGATACTGAGTGGATTAGATATAACCCTAGGACACTAGAGGGGGCTAAGTTTGTTAGCATCCCAGACAAGCCTTGGTATCGTCCTGCTGACGTAGCCCTAACATCCAAACCAAAAATCCGCAAGATTGTCTACGACCGAGATGCTTTCAACCGAGCTATCGACTGGATTGTAGCCAACAGTCCATACGCACAAGAGGATTGGCGAAACAAGCTCCCCCTAGACGTAAGACGCTGGATGAAGGATTTGATCAAGCGTTATGATGCTGGTGAGATTGATGGTGTTAGTTATATAAGCAGTGCTGGTCTTACGTTAATGTCTAGCTGGGAATCCGATGACGTGTTACACTTTGACTTATTCGCTGATGTAAACGTGGGAGTTGATTGTGGTGAATACGAATATGATGTGGAGGATGTGTTTTGACACACTTGGAGGCCCATATCCAGAAACTAATGGAAATGTACCCAGACCTATTCCCGACAGAGGCTAAGTTCTGGTCATACCTGAGAGGGGCGCTACGGCGTTCCTTGTGGTCAAAGAGTCCTATGAAGCTACGGGCTAAACAGGTATCAGCCATTCCACCACCCCCTGATTACAAGGGACGTGGTAAGAAAGGTCACATCTGTGCCCTAACAGGCGAATGGGTGATGACGAGCAAGGCTGAGGTGGATCATAAAGAAGGGCATAAGAGCTTGCTTTGTGAAGATGATATTATCCCGTACATCATCCACCTCCTTGCTACAAGTGACGAGCTACAAGTGGTGGACAAAGAGGCTCATAAGATTAAGTCATACGCTGAACGTATGGGCATATCATTTGAACAGGCTGTGATTGAGAAGCGGATTATTGAGCTGACAAAATTGCCTGTGAAAGAATTGCAGGCATTGCTTGCAAAACATAACAAGCCAAGTAATAATGCAAGTGTTCGTAAGCAAAGTGTTCGAGAGTTAGTGGAGGAGGGTAAAGTATGAAGTGGGATGACTTGACTAAAGAGCAACAGGATCATTTTTGTGCTCTAATTAAATCTTGTGGAGAACCGCCAGCGGGGGCTACACACTTTGATTTAGACGACGACAATCCGACGTCTTATATGACTTACTGCTCGGATGGTTTTTTACACTACTGGTCAGGTACGGGGTGGATGAAGTGCCGAAACCATACCCTCTGTGAACTCGGATCAGTACCAATCCCAGACAAACCTTGGTATGTTCCAATAGAGGGTAAGAAAGAGTCTGTGTCACTAGTGGAGGATGTGCCTGAGAAAGAGTACACAGGTGGGTCTGTTAGCTACTACACTGTGGAGTTACCTGATGGTACAAAGGTTGAGTGCAATCAGATTATTGAAGCACTCTGCATGAACTACGCCGAAGGAAACGCATTCAAAGCAATCTGGCGTAAGTGTGCCGCACAGCATCTTGGCAAAGCAAAGGCTGGTTACGATAAGGGATTGTATGACGCTGAGAAAGTTGTATACTTCGGCAACCGACTGGTAGTTCAAGAGAAGTCTAAATTAGAGGAGGGCAAGAATGGCTTACAAAGGCACTCAGATTCATAACTCATACGCTGCTATGAGGCAGAGATGTAACTACACGAAGGGAAAACGGTATAAAGATTACGGCGGTCGTGGGATAAAGTGTGAGTGGGACTCCTTTTCAGATTTCCTAGAGGATATGGGGCCTTCTTGGTTTGAGAACGCAACACTCGATAGAATCGACAACGATGGAAATTACAACAAAGATAATTGTAGATGGGCTGACAGAAAAACTCAAGCTAGGAATAAAAGAGAAACAAAATATACCCGATCTGACATTGAGTTCATCAGAGCAGCATACTCATCCGGTGAACATACACAAGTTGAACTTGGTAAGATGTTCAACGATTCGCAAGGTAATATCTCAAACATTATTACCAAGAGGACTTTGGATTTTGACAATGAGATGGATTATTCGGAGGAAACTGAATGAAGCACGATGATAACACGGTGGAACAGATTCTAAAGATGTCCAAGCAAGGGATGTCCTCCCGACAAATCTCACACGCATTGTGGGGAAGTCCTAGCAAGAAGAGTAGTGTGAATGATATTCTTGCTCGAATGCGAGAAGATACCGGGTTGGTTGAGGCTAAAGACGGGGCCAATATCCTGTTTATTGACCTAGAGGTGAGTGCTACAATTGCAGCTACATTCCCTCGATTCAAGGCTAACATCAGCCCACAAGCAGTGATTCAGGAACCGTATGTCCTGACAGCAGCTTGGGCTAAGTTGAATACATCAACCCCACATAATGCTGAATACGATTCTCTTGGTCTACATCAGCTACCAACATGGCGTGACGGAGATTATGCAAACGACATTCTCTTGATCGAACAGCTGTGGGAACTACTAGACGAAGCTGATATCATTATTGCTCATAATGCTAGTTTTGATGATGGCTGGATGAATACACGATTTGCTTATCACGGAATGTCGCCACCATCTCCTTACAAGGTGGTGTGTACGCTGAAAGCATTACGCAAGCATTTCAGTCTGCCATCGAATAGCCTAGACAGTGCTACACGGTATTTTGAGCTAGAGCGTAAGTTGAGTACGTCTGGTATAGGATTGTGGCTTGATTGCATGAATGGTGATTCTGAGGCTATGAACCAGCTGCTTGAATACAATCGTGGCGACATACCCACGCTGGTTAGCCTGTATTACAAGGTGAGACCATTTATGAAGAATCATCCAAACGTAGCTTTACATCACAATGATGATCGTGTACGATGTAATTCTTGTGGAAGTGATGATATGGACAAGATGGTTGGTAAACATGCTTACACTAACCTGTCTAAGTTCGAGACATATCGTTGCGGGAATTGTGGGTCGATTAAGCGTAGCCGCAAGAATGTGAAGACGAAAGAGCAGATGCAGTACACATTGATGAATGTTTGAGGAGACCCCTTGTGGCAGACATTACAATGTGTAAGAATGACGAATGTCCTCTGGCAAGGATGTGTCATCGGAACCAAGCTACACCACACCCATATTGGCAAAGTTATGCGATGTATATGTATGATCTTGTATGGAATTCATTTGATCAAGATTACGATGTAGTGTGTGAGAATTATTGGCCTGTTAAATTTGAGAAGGAGAATATGGAATGAAACAATTTAAACCGTATCTTGAATACGCGATTCCGAACAAACACAAAACAAACGATCTTAATCATATGGTTGGCAAGGTTGTAAAGAGTGTCGATAAAGGCAACATTGATGATGACGAGTTCTGGATTGAAACAACGGACGGCTGGGTTTATTGTTTGTACCACGATCAAGATTGCTGCGAGTGTGTTTTGATTGCAGATGTGGATGAAGACCCTAAGAGTATTGTTGGTGGTGTAATCCTGTCAGCTGAAGAAGTGTCAAGTGAGTCTGGTTACAATGGCACGGACGAGTTTGGTGTAGACCATTTTGAATCCTACACCTATACATTCTACAAGATTGAAACAACTAAAGGCGGTCTATGGATGCGTTGGTTGGGTGAATCCAACGGATACTATTCTGAGTCAGTTGATTTCGTAGGAGTTAATATGGAGGGGTATTCAGAATGAAAGTACAGATCAAGAAACTGACAAATAATGCAATCATCCCGACATATGGATCAGAAGGTGCAGCTGGGTTTGACTTGTACGCTGATCTGAGTAAGACAGGTAAAGGACATTTTGTCCTAGCACCACAGGAACAGGTTGTGGTCAAGACGGGTGTTGCGATGGCTATCCCAGAAGGGTATTATGTTCAGATCAAATCTCGTTCAGGATTGGCATCTAAACATGGCGTACACGCTATCGGAGGTCTCTGTGATCAGGACTACAGGGGCGAGATTGGTGTCATCCTGAGTAATGGCGGAACAATGCCATTCGTAGTTAAGGATGGGGAACGTATTGCTCAGGCTGTCTTGCAGAAATACGAGAAGGCAGAATTTGAGGTTGTGGATGATCTTGATGAGACAGATCGTGGTGAAGGTGGGTTTGGTAGCACTGGTGTTTGATAGGACAATTTAGGATGATGTATTCGGGGCATGATATGTGCCCCGACTTTCTTTTGGAGGTGGTGTATATGAGTACTAAGAATTTTAACACAAACACGGACAATAAAGATGAATGGCTCACTCCAAAATACATTATAGATTGTCTTGGAGCATTTGACCTAGACCCTTGTAGTCCAGCAGAGAGGCGTCCGTGGGATACAGCAAAAGAGCATTGGGGGATTGATTCCGAGAATCCTAAAGATGGCCTCACTGAAGATTGGTTCGGACGTGTGTGGTGTAACCCTCCTTATGGTAGAGAGACATTTAAGTGGCTGGATAAACTAGCTGAGCATGGTTCAGGGATAGCACTTATCTTTGCACGTACAGAGACGATTGGTTTCCACGAAAGTGTTTGGAACAAAGCACACTCCGTGATGTTCTTTAAAGGACGCCTGAAGTTTTGGCATGTAGATGGTGTTGAGGGGGGGACTAGCAATGCACCTAGTGTGCTAGTCAGTTATTCAGAAGCCGACACAGATAAGATCAGAGAAGCCTTGACTAGAGGGGATCTTAAAGGTAAGCTGGTGATTGTGTAACTAAGACAGAAGGAGATGTAGGGTATGGCTGGACAGAAAGATCGTATGACTCGTAAGCGTAAGCAAGCAGACAACGTAGACCCACGTCATAGTTACGGCGGGGATATGTACGGTATCAACGAGTGGGTGTTGAATGATGAGCAGCAAGAGTTACGAAAACTTCTGTACGAAAAGGACATCGTGTTTGTCGATTCTAAGGCAGGCGTTGGGAAGAGTAGTTCAATCCTCTACACTTATATTGAGCAATATCTTAAAGATAAGTACAAGCAGATTGTTATTATCCGTCAACCTGTTGAGGTTGGCCCAGATAAAATTGGCAGTCTTCCGAATGGCCTCGATGAGAAGCTGGAGCCTCACTTCATAGCCTATCGAGACATCCTTGAGGAGCTTTTGAGTAAAGGTAAGGTAGAATGTGATTTGAACAAGCGAATCCACTTTATGCCAAGTAACTATGCAATCGGGCGGTCACTGCATGACAGCCTCATCTTAATCACAGAGGCGCAACAGATGCCACCAATGATCTTGAAGATGCTACTTGAACGTATTGGGCGTAACTCCACATGCTGTGTTGAGGGGGATAGTACGCAAATGTATACAACGGACGGTCGCCGTAATGGACTTGCTGCCGCAGTTAAGGTGTTCTTTGATGAATTGGGTTGTGTTCGGAAAGACGTGTGGGAAGATAATCTTGCATTCTACAGATTTAGTAATAAATATAACATGCGGTCTGAAATTGTGCAGATCGTGAATGATGCTTATGAGGAGTATAGTGATGGTAAAGGAGAAACAATTTAATGATTAAAGAGATTATTAAACGAGATGGTTCTGTTGCAGAGTTTGACGTAGACAACCTGAACAAATGGTCTAGCTGGGCATCTGAGGAATGCGGTGTTGATTGGTCATCTGTTGTATTCAATGCTGTTCGTGGTCTGTCTGAGCGTTGTACAACAGTAGATCTGCACAATGCACTCATTAACTCTTGCTTGTCCAAACGGACAGACGGGCATACACGAATGGCAGCTAGACTGCTTGTTGGACACATTTATAAGGAGGCATATAAGTGCTTTTCAATCCCATCCCTTAAAGACTTCTATGAAGAAGCTGTTGAGAATGGTTGGTGGGTTGATATGGGCTATACAGATTACGAACTGGTTGAACTTGACAACGTAATTGACCACACTAAGGATTTCACTTACACATACGCGACATTGAAACAACTATACGATAAGTACCTAGTGAATATGTCAGAAGGTGTCGTAGAGTCTCCTCAGATGTTATTTATGGGTGTCGCTATGAACCAAATGCGTAACGAAGACAATCGTTTGCAAGAAGTTATTAGTGCGTACCAAAAGCTGAGTAACCTGAAGTTAAACTTGCCCACACCAACGCTAAACGGAAGCCGTACTCTGCTAGAATCCTCCCCCAGTTGTGCGGTTATGAGCGGAGGGGACACTGTAGATAGTATTCAGGCAGCGATTGATGTAGCATACAAGCTGACAGCACAGCGTAGTGGTATTGGTATTGAATTGACTACACGAGCACCTAAAGACCCTGTTAAGGGGGGTATGGTGACTCATTCTGGTAAGCATTCATACTATAAGCACATTGCCAGTGCTGTTGCAGCAAACTCTCAGGTGACTCGTGGTGGCTCTAGTACAGTGACCTATACGGTTCTTGACCCTGAAGTTGATGCACTGCTTACAATGAAGCAACAACGTACACCAGAGAACTACCGGATTGATACGTTAGACTATTCGATTGCGGTCAATAACCTGTTCTTGAAGAAAGCAGCTAAGAAAGAACCTTGGATGTGCGTCAGTCCCTATTACGCACCTAAGTTGTGGGAGCTGTTCTACAGCGAAGATGAAGGTGCTTTTGAGAAAGAATATGAACGTGTGCTGGCTAGTGACGTTAAGAAGAAAGTGGTAGATGCTCGTGGTATCCTGAAGCAGCTCGTAGAAGCCCGTAGGGACACTGGGCGTAACTACATCACATTCATTAATAATGTGAACAAGCACACTCCGTTCAAAGAGGAAATTAGGTTGAGCAACCTCTGTCAATTGGCAGCTTGATACAGCAATGTATCTCGAATAACCGGATGAATTCGGTGAAACCTTAACACGTAATGGTGATGGCAATACCGAGCCAAGCCTGACACGATCTTGTCAGGAAGGTGTAGAGACTACTTGGTGATCTAAGCGTAGATCGTAAGACAAGATTAGCGTCCGGCATCCTTATGGGATGGTGATATAGTCCGAGCTAGTGCGAAAGCATTAGGTTCCTCGCAAGAGGTGTTGCTACCGACTAAACCGTTCTCAAGTCCAAGAGAGCTTTACAAGGAGAATGCAGACGGGACAATCGCACTGTGTTTTTTGGGCAGTATCGTAGTGGACGATTACACTGATGCGGAGTATGAAGATCTTGCTTACACACTTTGCAAGATTATTGACAACACAATTGATGATACGAAGTACCCATTCGAGAGTATGGAGGCCACAGCGAAAGGGTATCGGTCAATTGGTGTAGGTATGACTAACGTAGCTCACTGGATGGCTAAGAATGGCTACCGCTACGATACAGAGGAAGGACGTAACGCACTTCACAGACTTGCTGAACGACACTCCTACTTCTTACATAAAGCGTCTGTTCGTCTGGCAAAGGAGAAGGGTAAGTGTGAGTACATGGATCGTACCAAATACGCAGAGGGATGGATTCCTTCTGACACATACACCAAAACTGTAGATATGTATCATTCACAAGACAATGTTTACGATTGGGAAAGTCTCAGGAAGGACATTCTGGAACACGGTGTTCGGTTCAGTGTATTAGAGAGCTACATGCCGTGTGAGAGTAGTTCTCTCGTAACAGGTAGCACGAATAGTCTCTATCCAGTGCGTGACCTAGAAATATATAAGAACTCCCGCAAGGGTAGCGTTTACTTCCGGGCACCTGATATGGACACTGTTAAGTACCAATATGCTTGGGATGTCGCTTCAGAAGATATGGTTAAAGTGTATGCGATTGTGCAGAAATGGTGCAGTCAGGGGATTAGCGCTGACTTCTACCATGACTATAACAAAGGCCCATTTTCTGATGCAGAGATGATGAAGTCTATCTTCCTAGCCGCTAAACTTGGGATGAAGACTTGGTATTATCACAACTTCAGAATGCCTAGTAAGGACGATTCAGATACTGTTCGAGAAGTAGAAGAAGCTGCTTGTGAAAGCTGTACATTGTGATATGATAACGGGAGTCCTTAGTGACTCCCTTATTCTTTTATGGAGGTAATATGTCAAAAAACCTGATGAATGTTAGTAACAACAACAACCGATCAGGAAACTACCCTTTGTTTCTTGGCGATGATCTTGGGTTCTCAGATACGATCAATGTGACCTATCCAGAGATTGAGGAGATGTATCTATCTCAACGTGCCCAATACTGGACTGAATCAGAAGTCACTCTGTCACAAGACAGGCTGGACTTGGCGGAGGCACCTGATAGCGAGAAGGATGTTATGGTGCTCAATCTGCTGGCTCAGTGGCTACTTGATGCCACAGCTTCCAGAGGTATCCTTGAGACCTTTAGCCCATTTATCAGCAACACTGAACTGCATGAGTGGTTATCAATCCAGTCAATGTTTGAGGTGATTCACGCTCGCACATATTCCCACATCATCCGCAATTGTTTTGTAGACAGCAATGCTGTACTTGAGAAAGGCAAGAATGATGTGATGGTTCAGTATAGGACTGGTATTATTGGTAAGGTGTTTAACGATACTTATGAAATCGGGGTAAAATGGTCGCAAGGTGATATTGTTGACGAAGGTGTTGTGCGTAAACAAATCCTGAAAAATATGGCTGTCTTGTATGGACTAGAGGCAATCTCATTCATGGCATCATTTGCTTGCACGTTTGCACTGGCTGAGACAGGTCGATATCAGGGCATTGGTAAACTGGTATCACTCATCTGTGCCGATGAACTACTCCACGCTGAGGGGGATCGTAAGGTGTTTGATGCCATGTTTAATAGGGAGGGTTATCGTAAAGAGTACGTTGAGATCAAAGATGAGATTGGCGCTATATTTACAGCAATTGTCGATCAAGAGCTAAAATGGTCTGAATACGTGTTCAGTGAAGGTCGTAAGGTACTTGGTCTGAATGAACCCTTGTTGAAGGACTACGTGTATCATATAGCAAAACCAGTCTTTGATTACTTGGGTCTTGATTGGGAATATCCTGTGGTGAGTCAGAACCCACTACCATTCGTGGACAAATATATTGACCGAAATCTAGTACAAGGTGCTAACCAAGAGATTCAGAATATCTCCTACTTGATTGGCAATGTAGACAGCGATGGTGTTGACGAAGAATTCGACTTCTAACCTCCCGCCCAGACTTCCTCCCTAGGATTTCTGGGCTTTCTTTTGCCCGTAATTCAAGGGAGAGCTATGGGAGAAATAATCTGCACAAACCCCTTGACCCAGACCAATCCATCCCCTACACTATGTCTAAATCAATTGAGACAGGAGAATCCCAAATGAACCTAACCGAAGCTGAACGTCTGATCAAAAATTGGCGTGAATGCACAGATCGTATCCGTGCCGTGAACGATGTTGCCAACAATCTCTCACCAGATAGTGTTGTCACTGTACGTGTTGCTAAAGATGGCTTTCACGACCAACTTGAACTAACACCTCTTGAGACAAAAATGCTAATGAACATTCTGCACAACACCATCTACGAACGTGAACAGAATCTTCGTGAACGTATTGTGAATGAATTGCATATTGATGTGGAGGCTTGATTAGAATGCTTTCAGCCAGAGACAATCGTTTCCTACATCTAGCCGAAAAGGAGTCTAAGCAATCAGACCACTACAGATTCCATATCGGCTGTGTCATTGCACAAAATCGTAGATTGGTTGCCTCTGGCTACAACACGCTAACCAAAACCCACCCTCTACAACATCATTACGCATCACTTGTAGGGAAGCCTGACGCCATCTACCTGCACGCTGAAATGACTGCTATCGTAGAGGCTAAATCTAAAGGGGTGGATCTGACAGGAGCTTCTGTGTACGTGTTTAGACGTGGACTAGATGGTGATGTTAAGATGTGTAGGCCATGTCGCATCTGTATGCGAGCTTTAGCAGATGCTGGCGTGAAAGAGATAATCTACACCACAGATGTTGGTGTGGCTAAAGAATTTGTAGGAGGTTGATATGAACGAACAAACCCTTATTGATAATGGTTACAAAGAATTCCCTAAATCACCATTCTGTCCAGAGTATGCGAGTAAGGCTTACCAGAAGTGTATTCGTGATGATCAACACAACAGGATGTATTTCATCAACATTTATTGGTATCGTGAAATGAACAGCTACACTGCGGATGCACAATTCCAATACAAAGAGTCTGGACGAGATGAATTCATGGATGTTAAGATTGAATGTGTAAAGGATGTTGCTTGGTTAGAGCAATTCATTCATAACATCTGGCAATGCACTTCAGCCGATATGTATGAGAGGGAATAGTATGCCATATAACATTGTAATGACATCACTACTTGTCTTCTTGGTCATCTTAGTCCTATACTTAGCTGGTGTCTGTATCACCCAGCAAGAACGTATTGGTGACATTGAGGACGAGAAACACTTGTTGAAAGACCAGCTACATTGGATTAGACTAGATGATCTGACCAAAGCCACTTTGAAGAGTGATTTTGATAAGGAGTGTGGATGATGGACAAATACGAACAAATGAGTGATGAGGATATTAACACCGAAGTCTTGAGAGTTCTGTACGGGGATGTCGTTGATTATTGGTCGCTATCTAATTGCGGTACATATCTGTACGACTGTGGGCCTGTTGGAGATGCTTTTTACAAAATAGAACTAAAGGACTACTGCGACAACCCAGCAGACGCTTGGCCTATAATCGTTGAAAATAAGATCAATATCGATTTTCAGTACGGTGTGTTGCCTATAGCAGAGTATGATGAATACATTTACACAGATGAGAACCCTCTCCGTGCAGCTATGATCGTATTCCTGATGATGAATGGTGACAATGATGTTCTTTGACAAACTATTCGCCAAAAGCATACATGATCGAGGTTCTTACCGAGAGTATGGGCTAGGTATCTACGGCAACAAAGCATTGCTCACATTAGGTGTGTACGATGTCTGTGATCGCAGCTTTGGTCTGAACATGAATGTTAGTCTGGATACACCTTCTATATTTGTGTCTGTTCAGCTATGGAAGAAGTGTTATCTGATTACAATTAACGATGAATTTATTTGGGAGGAATGATTGTGGAAACACCATTAGAAGACTGGCTAGAACACTGTCCACAACCAGTTGTTGCAAGAGTGATTGAATCAGAACTTGATCTCAGGCATCTGATGATCACTCATTCTGTATATGAAGAGAACGTGCTTGTTGTGATTGATCTGAAAAGTATTGCTAATTGTAAGGAGGAATAATATATGCTATTCAAAGTATATGGTAAACCAGATTGTCCGTTCTGCACTAAGGCTGTCCAGATTCTTCAGGACAACAACATCCCGTATCAATACTATTCGGTTGGGGAGCATATAACTAAGGTTGAGTTGATTGATACCATTAGTTTAGTTAATGATAATGTCGAGGTTAAGACAGTGCCACAGATTGTGTACGGGAATGAATACATTGGTGGTTATACTGAACTGTGCGACTACCTTGTTGAAGAGGATTTGGTATGATAGGTATTAAAATAAGATCAACGAATAAGTTAGTACAGGGTGTGGGTTTAAATGATGCCAATTACAATGTGACTTTGTATGAAAATGTGGATGGTAAACGGAAAATGGTATGGGTATGCCCGTATTATGCTAGATGGTGCCATATGCTAAAACGGTGTTACTCTGAAAAGTACCATGAAAAGCAACCTACTTATATTGGCTGCTCTGTTTGTGAAGAATGGTTAACATTCTCAAACTTCAAGTGCTGGATGGAGTCCCAATCTTGGGAGAACAAACAACTAGATAAAGACTTGTTAGTTGTAGGTAATAAAGAATACGGGCCAGATACTTGCGTATTCGTTACATCTATTGTGAATACTTTTTTGAATGATAGCGGCAATGCTCGTGGAGAATTCCCGCTAGGCGTTAGCTCCTATAAAGGTAAATTTCAGGCTCGATGCCGCAACCCCTTCACTGGTAAACGAGAATATCTAGGTCTATTCAACGACCCTAACCAAGCTCATTTAGTTTGGAAAAAACGAAAACACGAATTAGCTTGTCAATTAGCTGATTCAGAATATGTTACAGATGCTCGTATTGCTCAGGCATTATGTACAAGATTTTTATAAGGAGGGTGTCGAATGAACACATATAATGTCGTGTATGATGTCCTAAATGAAGATGCAGGTGAATGGGAACGATGTTCTTCAAACATTGTAGCATCCACTGCTTATTATGCTGAAAAGCACATCTGCGATTCATTCGATGTTGTTAAGATTGTCAAGACAACACCATTCAAGCATCAAGGTGACAAGAACACCAACACAGCTCTTGGTGACATCATGATCAACATGATTGTGTCCAAGGACAACGAATACAACGGACATTGCCAGCTAGAACTTGGTGAGATGCACCTAGATACACTACTTGAGCTGACAGATGCTCTTGAACGCTATTGCAACAAGAACAATCTTAGCAAAGGGATGTGTCACGCTAAGGTGTTCTCCGACAAGAGTGGTGTTGTTGAGATGTCTGATTGGTGGGAACAGGGAGAACATCCGTTAGGGCATACAGAACGCACTATGTTTGGATTCAAGCTGAAAGACAGTTGACAAGACTACACTACAGATGTCTGAACCAAACACTTAGGAGGAAACATGAAGCTACACATACATAGATTCGTACATAATACACCAATATCTTACAGTGATATTATCAAGACAGTATCCTGCCGAGAACATCCTGATGGCATTATCGTTGTAAGATTCACTGTAAAAGACAAGTATTATTACATTGATGGTGAATGGTCGGCTAACACTAAGGATTACAAAGGACAAGGACTCTCTTTCATGCCTATAATCTGGGATGGTGAAAACTATTTGGATCCAGATGATTGTGATCTTGATACATATTACAACCATCCTGATTGGTGGAAGCTAGACCTTGTGTTGGAGTGTGACAAATACTACACTACTAAGGTGATTCCATTAAAGCATGAATACTTGTGGGTGCTGATTCCACATGATATTGTGTTCGGGAGTTATGAGAAGATGTCTGAATTGGAGATTGTGGAATGAAAACACTGACACTGCATGAATTGTCACTAGATGATATACCCGAAGATGGGTTGCCGATAATCTTCTTCTCCAGTACATCATCATTCGGTATGTTTGAACAGCACTACACCAAACAAGGTATTGCTGAGTACATGTATGGTGATATTGCTGACTCTTTGGAAGAGGCTCTTGGGAAAGGTGGTCACATCTGTCTATCGTTCAAAAGTGTTGACGAAGAAGATGACAATATGATCCCATTGATGTGTGACGACACATACTTGCGGGAAGGGTGTTTGTGGATGTATGAGCACGAATACTACCCTGTGCTGGATAATCACCACTACCCGTTTCAAGAGTGGTCATATCACTTGTGGGGGCTAGATAAGGGCTTGTGTGAGAAATACGGAGAGGATGTTGTTGAGGAGTGTGTCCATCCCAGAGAAGGGCCGTTAAAGTTCATTAAGCAGCACATCCTCTTCAATAATGTAAAGTTTATTGTAGAATGGATTGAGTACGAGGACAGAACACCTCATATGATGCGATATTCTGTGGAGGAGTCTGTATGAAAGTAATCAATGATAGTATTAGCGACAAATCTCTGACACACAGACTGGTTGTCACAGACGTAGACGAAGATGTTGTAGAGGAGTTGTGTTTTGATCGTTTAGTGGCTCTGTACCCCTCTGCTACAATCTCTTGTCTGGATATTGATAGTGATGATAATATCTACTATCTGACATTTCTTGTGGAGGAGAGGTGATGGACATTCAAAGGTCAAACGTAATACATCGCGAAGAAACATACCGAATACTCGTTGGTGACGTAGCAGGCATGGATGATTCTGAGATAGAGATGACATGCTTGAGATATTTAAAGAGTGTTCATCACAAGGACGCATTCATTCTGCCACTAGATGTGAGATGGATAGATGATCGTCAAGCGGAGGTATTTGTGAAAGTGTCTAACGGTGATAACAAGTATTGGTGAGGTGTAGACAAACAAAAAAAGGCCAGACATCCAATACGGACATCTGGCCTAAATCTCCCTACCTGCAATACCTTGTTAGGGATCACGTTCCGTTAAGGATCATCCCGCCTACGTCTTGGACAATAATTCCCTTGCTTGTCTAAACACTTCCATTTCACCCACACCTCTAGTCCTAGGAGATAGAAGAACTGGACAAAAGCGTTGGTTACATCATATATAGCCCACAAGTAGGCATGTTCTGTTTCAACAGCTTGGTCATAGTTCGCAACAATCCAATCCACTTGTAGCCACATAAACACACTTGTCATACATACTAGGCAGAACAAATAGGCATACACAATCCAGCCCATATCCTGTTTATGAGGACAATGCTTAACATGTGGAAGGATCAATATTGCCTTAATCGTTACAATCAAATACAGGCAGAGGGTGATCCAATGAATTGCCTCTAATACACATAGTGACATATTCTCCTGCCTTGGCCTATTGGCCTAGATTAGCTAGATACGTGATGAGCATGATAACAGCAGCACTACCGGCAGTAGTACCTAGCCAAACTAATGCACGGGACATCAGCTTGTTATTATTCACGTCCATCTCCATTTGCCGAATCCTTGGCTCAAGGGCTTTCAGCTCCTTGATTATCTCAGACATCTGTGTGATGTTTTCTGTTAAGAGTCTCGTTGACACAACTAATTGCTGAGTTGATTCAAGCAATCTATCGTGTTGAGATTCTAACTTAGACACCCTCCTGTGTAAATCATCCCCGTCACTCACGTTCCCCTCCTATTTTGAATTTAATACATCAATCAAACCATTGTGTCTTGTTGCACATTCGTGGTATAAGCTAGACCACTCCTTAGCCATCAGCATCCAGTCAGATCCTTCTGTTCCATAGTCATATGGTAGTGTAGATGGACATTTGATAAGGAGTGTTTGCTGCATCACTTGCGGAGACACCTCAGGCTTAGCAGAACATCCTGTGAGGGATGTTAATAACATCCCCAACAGAACGTATTGCCTAGATTTACTCATCTCCTACACCCTCTATAGAAGCCCCTAGAGCGTATTGCTTAATTAGAGCCTGTCCTTCCTCGTCTATGCAGGATATGTTGTAGACAGGCTTCTCGACAATACGTACACGTTCACGTTCTAGCACACGCTCATTAGCAGATAGTGTAGACAGGCGTTCTTCTACAATACTTGCTATCTCAGATTCTCTAGACATATACTCCCGAAGAATATCTTGCCTATCAATCATGTCGGAGATAGCATCTGATTGGTGTTGGTATGTACTATAGACATATCCGGCATAGAATGATCCGAGAAGAGTAATTCCAACAAGAATCATCTTCCAATGTTTTAGCCACATATACTACTCCTTTCTGTTGCCAGAGTTTACATATAGACCAAACCAAGCAGCAGCAGCTCCCCAGATGATATTGGCATAGAGTTGTTGCTCAGACGTTGGAGCAGGAAGATTCTGGAACCAAATGTGTGTGTCATAACATATCCATCCGTAGAGTGCGGTTAGAAGTCTTGGCACAACACGCCATTTATCGAATTGCTCTGGGGAGATCATGTTGGCTCCTATTAGTCCACAATATGCTGATACTCTGCCGACTTATTGCCCTCGTGCCAATTGCCGCTGAAGCAGTGCATTAGCTCATGTGTCATAGCATACGGATAGATATCTGAGCGGACGTAGACAGTACATCTGTTACCCGACCATTTAGCTTGGCCTAATACATCAGACTTGGCGTTCGGTATCTCGTCAACGACAAATATCTCGGCAAAGATAGCGTCACGTTTACGCTCAGGGAATTGATCCTTTGTCGCGGAGCACCCAGCTAGAAGCAGCACAAACACAGGCGCTAGAAGCAGCGCCCATGCTAGTGTGAGGATTGTTTTACGCTTGAATTTCATCAGGTAGAACCTCCAACTCAGGCGGATACAATTCAGGGAAGAAACCCTTGAACGTATCCTCATCCGGGAAGCTGTAGAACAGTGTATCCGCTCCAGCAAACACCCTGCTTGGGCTATTGGGCACCACTATATATTCTTCAGCGCCAGTAATCGGATGGTCGGTATTAACGTGATAGCCTGCAATTGGAGTGCTGACTGGGTTATCTGGATCAGTGGTATCCAGATCGTACATAGTGCCGATAATGTCTAAATTGATCATCGTGTCAGCTCCGTAATTTCAGCAGCGGACAGTTTGTATGGGTAATACCGGAAATCACGGTGGCGGCCATTTTCGAGCTGGATTATCTGCCCTGAAGGATTTGGCGTGGTGGTTGCGTCATAACCAACGCAGTATTTTTTATACCCGTCAGCGTCAGCAAGGATTTCAAACGATCCTGCCGACATAATTACTTCACCGTTTGTATATTCACCCTCAACGTAGAAGGTGCCTTGATCGTTAATCTGCATTGTGTGCTCCTTATACTGTTGGGGTGATGATGTCGGCTACGCGGGTTACGGCAGATGCTGCGGTATAAATTAAACTAGAAGGCTCTGTACCATTCTCTGCCTGACAGCCCCAAAAATAATAAGAGCCAGCTCCCAAGAAAATATCACTCCCTGTTTCACCCAGATAGAAATACAAAATGTCGCCCTGTGTAACCATGTCGATTGGTGTCGTGAACCAAATTCTATACCAACCGTCACCTACAGATTCAGAGCGCCAAGGAGATCCATCTGGAAAACTATTATCAGTTAAGTCGAAGTTGCCTTGTATAAAATTTGTTCCGCTTGTGTTGTTTCTAACTAAGAACCGAACGAAATCCTTTGAATAGTTTTTGTTTTTAAAGAAAATAGAAAAAACCATCTGGGTAGAAGAAGGTGCGGTATACGAACGTATATTAATAGCCGTTACGCCGTTATAATAAACCTCTAGCGCCTCCATCTCACCGTTGGGCGCTATCGCTGCATTATATACTTCATCGTACCCCGTAAATTCCCATCCTTGTTGCATTCTTGAGTAAAGCTGGATATTTGTACGCTGCCCCTCAACCAACAACCCCCGACATTCTCCCGTAGCCGGATCATAATCAATCCGAGGCTCATTGATCCCAGCCGTTTGCAGCACACCGTTTGCATCGAAATAGGTAGCCTCTGAATTACGCACTACATCCCATTGCTGCAAGATGGTTTTAGGCTCAAGGCCGTATTGCTCGTAGAGTTTGTGTTCGTTAGCACAGAAATCGGATGACATTGTGGGTGCAACGGACGGCTTGTATTGCAGGCCGTAGTAGTCGTTCGCCTCATCTGTGCCGATTAGCTCGCCGGAGGCTGTGCCTGTATTAACCAGTGCAGCAGTGCCATAATCGGGGATGACAATATCTTTCCAGATGACACCATCCCAAACACGCATCACTTTAGCTGTAGAATTCCAATAAAGAGCGCCCTCAAGGAGAGTATTACCATCATTATCTACAGTGGGGTTGTCTGCCCTACTACCTAGATAGCGATCATCAAATTGATCGTACAAGGAGGCTGCGGATTGTTCACTAGCTAGGGCATTCGCCTCCGATGTGGTTGCATTTGATTCAGACAGAGCTGCTGCTTGCTCACTGGCTAAAGCATTCTGTTCAGATGTTAATGCAGCAGATGCACTAGCTGAAGCATTTAATTCAGACAAGGCTGCTGCTTGCTCACTGGCTAAAGCATTCTGTTCAGATATAGAAGCCTTGCTAGCACTAGCAGCAGCCTCATTTACTCGATCTTGCATATCCTTGTTATATCCAGCTATGCTTTTGCGTGACACGCCAAGGCGGTCTAACCACATATCCCCTGTTCCGTTTATAGCTAAGTCTAAGTTCTCAGCATTGTCGTAGAAATCTTTTGGGTCAGCACTCCCAACAGGATTCCCTGTGTTATATGTTGTCATCTATAATTCCTCATGCTTTTGGCCATAGAGAGTTGGCTGCTATATCCACTAGCGACATATCCCGCCATTTGTTTATCTGCATCACGCCACCAAATGTCTCAGAGTAGATTGCAAAATACGAGACATTGACAAACATATCTGTATCCAACCCTTCAGCGACAGGTGTTGTGATATCTAACACACATTCAGGGAGGAAGAATTCGTAGATAGTGTCATTAGCATGTAACCACCAACGTAGTGAGAATGTCTTGGTCTCGAAATTTTCTCTATACAAGCTCAGAGATTCTTGTGTCAGGTAGATGCTCATATTCCCAGTCACTGTGAATTTAGTTGGCGTCCACCCAGACACATATTTATTACCAATAGGAGTGCGTTGCTGGTATGAATTACTAATCACCATATCTAGACTCTCGATAAACATACCAGTGTCATATCCCTCCACTTCAATCACACCAACATCTTTGCTTGTAATCACTGGTTGATGTTCTATTGTTGGCGTAGAGCTAAACTCATTCTCAAACGAATGTCCATTAGAAACAAACGTAGCAGAACCGTTGACAATATTCCCGTATGACACGTCTAGGGATAGTGTGTCTAGGTAAGCATCCGTACACACCTCCCAGTGATCGAGATCAGATAAATGCTTTCCAATAACAAGCGGTTTGATTGCATTTGAATACTGTAGAGAGGAAGAATATGCGCCATTTTGCCAATCCCCACCAAGAGCGTGTTCAAACAACCAATCGTGGTTGAGGGTTAGGTGGAAATCTATTTGGGCAGAGGATGTGTAGGATACTTCAGACCATTTATTGACACACCTGTCTGAGCGTATATTCTCCCTGTATTCAATTTGTTTCGTTACAGTGATATTCTCGGAAGTGATTGGGACAGGTAGGACATCTCCCCCGTGTCCTGCCACATACACTTCCACCATGTTAGAATTAGACATGGCTTTCTCCTATATTATTTTATAATCACCATTCTCTTTTGGTATGTTTAGATATGAATATTCTTGGATATACCAATCCTTGTGTTCATCTGGACAGAAGAAAGCCTTGTCTTTGTTGTTATAGGCAAAATATCCAGCAGACCTCACGGCTAGGTACACATATTGCCTACGCCTCCAAGACATACCTTCAAGCTCACAGAAGTCCTTGAGGATTAAGTCCCATTCATCTCGGGTGAGAACCGTTTCGTCTGGATGATATGCGGGGAGTGTATAGCCGAAATCATGCGGTAAAGATGCTATCTCAAGAGGACCAGCTTTGGACACGATACTTCGTAAAGACTTCGGGACTGACGCTCCATCGTAGATAAAGAAGCGAGGTATGATTATCTTTATCTGAAATCGTGCTGACCACAACACCCAAGGAACAAGTACAATCTTGTCCTCGGTGGATTGTCCATGATAGTACCTGACAGATATTCCGTGCTGAAGTATCTGATCCTTTGATCTGTCGAACGGGATCACAACATAGCTCCTATCTTAATAGCGGTATCAGCCAGACGTATAGCTGTAGTAAGTGCTGTATTGGCCTCTACAGCCTCCACAAGCTGTCTAAACTCTTTGTCTAATACGGATGCACTCTGATCAAACTCTTTGAATACAGCCCATTCTGGAGCGTTGTAAGCATCCTTGTGAGACAAGACTATCTCTCGAATGCTTAGGTAGGCTGATTTGATCTTAGCATATTGAAATGATACATCTTGTATGTTCAGAACGAGTTTGTCTGGATTGTCTCGGTAG